AGCATCTATTTCCTCTCGCGGATATAGGCCGCCATTCATTACAACGCCATCCGGCAACGTATAAGACGGGACAACAATATGATCCCTCTCATTATAAGTTTCTCGCCGAATATCCGCCTTGTTCACTGTGCAGCGAAGGTTGATTCTATGGCTTCTCTCTTTATCTGATAAATGTTCTTTTGGCATCTTGTTTACCCAAGATAAAATGTTAAAACATTGACCACATGGCAGATGGAGAAATCGAATGCCAACTAAACTTGAATTAGCTGTAAATCATGCCATCAGCGAGCGGCAGCAATATTTGCAGCGCATGAAATTAGCAGGGACAGCCGGGATTGATGCAAAGCGCCCGTCCGCTTGGAGTGAGTACGGTTACAAGGATGTTTTGTCCTTCCGTGACTTCTTCAATTTGTACGAGCGGCATGGCGTTGCGCATGGCGCAGTACAGCGACTTGTTGAAAAGTGCTGGGAGTCGACCCCTTGGATCATCGAGGGCGATGAGTACGAAAACCGCCGGCCAGAGACCCCCTGGGAGAGCCAAGTTCGCCTGCTATTCAAGCGCCTGCGCGCGTGGCGCCAAGTTCAAGATGCCGACCGCCGCCGGCTTATCGGTCGCTATTCCGGCCTGCTGCTGCAGGTGGCAGATGGTCTCCGCTGGGATCAGGAGATGGGTGCTGGCGAACTGCTGAGGATGATTCCTGCCTGGGAGGGCCAGCTTGAGCCGTCATCCTGGGACGAGAACGACACGAGCCCGACCTATGGCGAGGTCACCGCCTGGAGCTACCAGGAAGCTGCCGTGCGCGAGGGCGAGCACTCTGGCCCCGGCCGTACTGTGCAGGTCCACCCCTCCCGCGTGGTGATCTTCGGTGACCCGCGCGAGGGCGTACCCTTCCTTCAGGCCGGCTACAACGATTTCGTCAACCTCGAGAAGATCCTCGGCGGTTCCGGCGAGTCGTTCCTGAAGAATGCGGCCCGCCAGATGCACATCGGGTTCGACAAGGATGTTGATCTAACAGCCCTGGCTTCCGCCTACGGCGTCCCGCTGGCCGACCTGCAAACCCTATTCAACGACACCGCCCGCGACCTCAATATCGGCCAGGACGTCGTGGCGATCACCCAGGGGGCGACCATGACTCCGCTGGTAGCGACGGTCCCTGATCCCGAGGAGCATTTCGACATCGCCCTGCAGTCAGCCGCGGCATCCGTTCGCATCCCGGCAAAAATCCTCGTCGGCATGCAGACCGGCGAGCGCGCCAGTACCGAAGACCTCAGGGATTTCAACAAGCGTGGCCAGGGGCGCCGGGTATCCGATCTGTCCTGTGACTTGGAGCGGCTGGTGTCTCGCATGATCCGATACGGGCTGCTCCCCCCGCCGCCGGCCGGAGAGTTCTCGATCTGCTGGAGCGACCTAACCGAGGCGAGCCAGGAGGAGAAACTGGCGAATGCCTTCAAGATGGCGGACATCAACGCGAAGCAGGCGGCCACTGGCGCACCGGTCTTCACCGACGACGAAATCCGCGAGGCTGCCGGGTGGGATCCGCGCGGCGATGACGCCCTGCTGCCCGACATCGAAGACAGCGACCTCGAGGAAGATGAGTAATGGCCGGCCCTATCCTCCCCCGAAATCCAGCCGATCCAGCCGGTACGGATCGCCGCGAGCGCGCCGCCATTCGAGCCTTCGATGTGCGGCTACGGCAACTGCTCGCCGCATACCGCGAGGCCTTGGGGCGCCTGCGTTACCAGGCTATCACTGTGAACGAGGTCCGCTACGAATTTGACCTGAGCCCAGACATCCTGGCGAACCTGCTGGCTGAACTGGCCGCCATAGTAGATCGCCTACTGCTTGAAGGCGGGCAGGATCGCCTGTGGCTCACCCAGGAGTACGTCATCCCCAGCTACCAGCAAGGCACCGCGGCAGCATGGGCTAACCTCGGGGCGCAATCGACAGCCTATGCCGCAACCAGGCCGGCCCTTGAGGCGCTCCTGCTGTCCGAACCCTACCGGAGGCGTATCAGCTATCTCAGGGCCAGGGAGTTCGAGCTGATGCAAGGTTTTTCCGGCG